AAAATGAGGATTGGTTGACATGGTTTTATTTATGGATGTTGGGCAGGTCATCGGACTGCCCCTGGCGGAACGACAAATGCTCCAAAATCTCATAGAGATCTACATGAGCCATAATGCGAAGAACTGGGAGAAAGAACGATATTACGAGGGTAACATCCCGCTCTCTGAGGTCAACCTCGGAATCGCGCTCCCTCAGTCGATGCGCAGATTAGAGATAGGCTGTGCGTGGGGCTCCAAGGCCGTTGATGTTCTCGCGGCGCGGTCTATGTTTGACGGCTTTGTTGACGCAAGGGGCTACCAGTCGCAGGAACTGGCGAACATCGTGACGGACAACGACCTGATCACGGAATACGCAAAGGCAACACGCGACGAGCTGAAATTCGGATGCACTTATGCGACGCTTTCCGCAGATAAGACTATTGGCTGTAAGATTCGATTCCATTCTCCGCTCACTGCCGCCGCTCACTGGAATGGCGAGAAGGGGCGGATTGACTATGGCTTTGCCGTGATCAACAGCGCACCGAGCAACGCCTCGATCGCTTGGGAACCGACGCTTGTTAACCTGTATACGGAAGATGCGGTGTGGGTTCTCGAGAAGCAGAACGGTCTTTGGAAGGCGACAGGATACAACCAGTTGATGGGCAGGCCGCTTATGGTCGCGTTCAGATGGAATCCCACAAGCAGTAAGCCTTTTGGTCGTTCCCGCATCAAAGAGCCCGTGCGCAGGCTGATACAGGGCTATGTACGTACAATGGCAAATGCCACGATCGGCTTAGAGTTCGCAACCAGTCCGCAGAAATATCTGCTTGGAGTCACAGACGACCAATACGATGCTGTCATCAATGACAAATTCAAGCAGTATGTCGGGTCCATAATCGCATCAACCACCAACCCCGAAACAGGCGAAAAACCCACATTCGGACAGCTTGCACAGGGCACGATACAGCCTCATGTCGATATGATGAGACTGCTTGCGACTCAGTTTAGCGCCGCCACGGGCTTATCCGTGACGGATACGGGCGTGGTAAATGATGCGAATCCTACATCGAGCGAGGCGATCATAGCACAGACCCAGACACTCATTGGCATGGCGGAACAGCTTAACCAGTCAAATGGCGATTCACTCCGTATCGTGGCAGTGATGGCACTGGCGATCACGAACAGCACCACGATGGAAGAGCTCGGAGAAGACAGGCAGAATATCATTGCCCATTTCAAGAATCCTGCTATGCCGTCTGTGGCATCTACGACTGACGCGGCGCTCAAGATTGCATCTGCAAGGCAGACATTCGCTCAGACTGATACATTCCTTGAAATGATTGGATTTAGTCAGGCTGACATCCGCAGAATCAAGGCGGAAGAGCAGAGGTCTCGCGGTCTTGCGGTATTGGAGGAAGTAAATGCAGATACCGAGTAAGGCGTGGGATAGATACATCGCAAATCTGCGGAAGATGAGCGACACGGCGGCGCGGCTCATGCTTAATAAGCTTGCGGGTGTCGACATTGACGCACTCGATTACAACATGCGCCGAGAGCTGATTGAGTATGCGTACGCACTTGCGACTAAGTACGGCGAGGGCGCGGGAGCGCTCGCAAGTGAGATGTATGATGCACTTGCGGAACTGTCTGACGCGTCAGTGCCAGCCGCACTTCCCGCCGAAACGGCGACATATGCGGAAGTGGCAAAAGCCGTCAATGGCACGATTAAAAGCCGCAATGCTGAAATCATATCAGCCGCAGTCGGCCGGCAAGTCAAAATGGTAGGCGTGGACACTATGATGCAGAACGCCCTCAGAGACGGAGCAGAATGGGCGTGGATACCGCGTGGAGACACTTGCGCGTTTTGCATCGCACTCGCATCGAGAGGATGGCAAAGAGCCTCTAAAGCGGCTATAAAGGACGGTCACGCCGAGCACGTACACGCCAATTGTGATTGCACATACGCGGTAAGATTTAGCCACGATTTAGATGTGGAGGGTTATGACCCGTCGGCATATTACAGAATGTATTACGGAGACGGCAAAGGCTCATCAGATGACAAAATCAGAGCGTTACGCCGTCGGATTTATGCGGAAAACGCGGACGAAATCAACGCCCAGAAACGTTCCGCATATGCAAAGATGCGCGCGCGGGAATCATCCGCCGCGGAAGAATTAAATATTGGTAACTAAGGCACGTGTAACAGCGTGCTTTTTATTTTGTCCGGAAGGACGTAAATCATTCACCCGTTGAGATGCAACCTCGTAAAAAGCGTAACGGAGAAGGAGGCTTATGAAACGCACAGACATTACGGGACTGTTCCCGGATGCGACCACAGAGCAGATCAATGCGCTGATGGACATTAACGGAGCGGACATCAATTCCGCCAAAGCAGGACTTACAGACCTGCAGACACAGCTTGCCACTGCAAACGCTACGATCGAGCAACTGCAGGCCAGCACGAAAGACATGGAAGCCCTTACGACAAAGGCTTCCGACCTCGAAACAGAACTGAACGCCCTAAAGGCATCAAATGCGATTCGAGACATGCGCGACAAGGTCTCCAAAGCAACAGGCGTTCCCGCATCGCTTCTTACCGGAGAAACGGAAGAGGATTGCACAGCACAGGCCAACGGCATTGTGGAATTTGCGAAGCCTTCTGCTTATCCCGTGATCCGTGACGGCGGCGAAGTGAGCGCCACACAGAAAGCAACGCCAAAAGACGCTTTTGTCGATTGGTTTAATCAAATCTCAAATTAAAGAGGTGAAAACATGGCTATTACAGCAACTGGTACTCCTATTAATCGTTCTAACATTCAGCTCCCTAACGAGGTCTCCGCAGAGATCCTTCAGAAAACACAGGAAGCATCTATCGTAATGCAGCTTGCCCGTCAGATCCCGCTGCCCGGTAACGGTGTGCAGATTCCGGTCATTGCTTCTGATCCTTCCGCAGAGTGGGTAACTGAGACAGGCACAAAGCCCGTCAGCACTCCCACACTGGATAAAAAGATCATGCAGGCGCACAAGCTCGCCGTGATCGTTCCTTTCTCCAATGAGTTCCGTAGAGACGTTCCGGCGCTTTACAACGCACTGATCGCTCGTCTTCCCGGCGTTCTTGCTGAGAAGTTCGACAACACGGTCATCTTTGGCCCTGCGTCCGGCACACTGGCAAACTTCGACAACTTCTCCGCAGTTACCGGCTATGCGCTGGATGCGGCAAACAAGACTGTTTATGACGGACTTGTCGCTGCAGATGGCGGGATCGCAACTGCAGGCGGCATTATGAACGGCATCGCACTGGCGCCGCAGGGTAAGAGCGTTCTGCTCGGCGCTGTAGATGGCGAAGGTCGTCCGCTGTTCAACACTGTATTTGAATCCGGAATCAGCAGAGTGCTCGGAGCTCCCGTCCACATTTCCAAGGCGGCATACAAGGCCGGTACATCTGGATCCGGCGCAACTCCCGATGTCGTTGGCATCGCAGGCGACTGGACACATGCAATGTACGGCACTGTTGAGGGCGTACAGGTCCGCTATTCTGCAGACGCTACGCTTACAAGCGGCAATACTACTATCAACCTGTTCCAGCAGAACATGTTCGCTGTTCTCGTTGAGATTGAAGTCGGATTCGTCGCGGAGACTGACTACTTCGCTAAGCTGACCAAGGCACACGCATGATCAAGATGATCGATCGCTATTCGGGTGTCGTAATGTGGGTGCACGAGTCCAAGGTGGACGAATATAAGGCACGGGGGCACAAGATTGCCCCTGTTGCCAAACCCGCAAAAGCCCCGAAGAAGACAACGAAGAAGTGAGGTGATCACATGGCTTATGCGACAGTCGAGGATGTGCAGAGCCGAATGGTCAAGACGCTGACAAGCGTACAGCAAGATGTGTGCATCGCCCTGCTCGATGATGCGGCAGTGCTGATTGATTCGTTTGCATCCAGTGCGACGGAAGCGGCGAAAAAGACCGTGTCCTGCAGTATGGTAATCCGTGCGATGGGGAGCCAGGGAGATATGGCTGTTCCTGCCGGAGCCACGCAGGGGAGCGCGTCCGCACTGGGCTATTCTCAGTCGTGGACATTCTCCAACGGCGCCACAGGCGAGCTGTATTTATCGCGGACGGAAAAGAGGTTGCTGGGTGTCGGTAACAGCATCGGCTCTTATTCGCCCGTTGAGGAGTTGGCAACATGACAGGCGAAAGCATTGTCTTATACAACAAGGTGCAAGTCGGGGCGGATGACTTTGGACGTCCGATTTATGAGGAAACTGCGGAAACAATCGACAACGTGCTGATTGGTGAGCCCTCATCGGAGGACATCATCAACGAGCTGAATCTGTCGGGCAAACGCCTTGCCTATACGCTTGCGATTCCCAAAGGGGACGAGCACGAATGGCGCGACAGGAC